TATAGCATGATTTTTTGTCTTAAATGTTAAAAAACTATGGTTATTTGATGATTTTGCACCTCGCCTGGCTATCAACTAAAGTTAGATTTAACCCACTCCCGAACCCCTCTCAATCACTCCGTAAAAGTTAGATTTAACCTACTTGTATATATCAATATTAATCCAATAATTGAAATGGTATTTATCATGAAGATATTCAGCTTTATGTAAATGCCACCTAAAAATTGTGTATATAATACTAAGATATAATTTTTTCATTATTACCTCACATTACAACTTTAACCTATATTGAACTATAAAATTTTTTAGTTCAATTATTGAATAAAAATTAAACTATAATTATGCGATTAAGTAAACGTCAAACCCTGCTACTGATGTAATAGTAAATGAATTATTACCATTATAAGTGATACTTGCACCTATGGTCTTTGAGAGGTCTGATGCTAATCCAATACCATAGCTATCGTTATACATTTGCTGGAATGCTCCAGCTGTTTCGTTTACAAATGGAGTTAGGACGCTATTTTTTCTTCCTAATCCAATTGGTTTTCCTTCTGTAAAAACTGTGTCTTGTGTTACTGAAGCATTCTCTACTTCTGTTGCTATAATTGGAGCTGTTTGTCCAAGTAGAATAACATCATTCGTATTCAATACAGCAACAGGAATCTCCTTACTCACAACGACCACACCAGACTTCTTAGTGATACACAAGATTTTGTTTTTACCACTAGGAAGTGACACTGTTTTTGTACCTGCTCCACTTTGCATTCCAATAATCTCAGTTAAATTTGTATTTAACGTGGCAATATCATTTGCCATCGCACTCATTGCTCCAACCTTTGGAAGCAATAAAGTTACAGCTGTAATTGTCAAATCTTCCTGCTTGACTCTATAAAGAGAAACATCAACAGAATCATCGCCCTCTCTGAAGCTTCCTTCTGGAATTGTATCTGTTCCATTATCCATCAATTCAACAAATGTTTCGCAGGTTTGAGCGGAAGTTTCATCTGTAATTAGTCTGTAACCAATAATGTAATAGTTTGTTGTTCCCTGTGATCCATTTGGAATCTCAAACTCATCAATTTCATTGGCATTCAGCTGGATTCTTCGGCCTTCTTTTGTGATGATAACTCCATCCTCTACTCCGATAGTATTTGCATCTAAAAGTGAATATGCAAATTGATTTCCAATGCCTGTGATGCTTGTTTGATTGCCAAAAATGGAAGCATACCAATCAGCATCTTCTTCAGCATAAATTGCAAGATTTCCATTTCCATTAATTAATTTTGCCATCACTCTTCTCCTTTAATTTGATATTCAAAAGTTACAGTGCCATTGTTGATTTTATATATTTTTACAACAACAGGGCTTTCAATTATGGTTCCATCAGGGAAGGTTCCCCTTACTAAATCGCCAATCTCCAGCTCTAAATCTTCAGGAGCTTTCATCTCTAAGCTCTTATGGCTGCATATTTCAAGAAGCCTTTCTTTGCCATAATCAATCAGATCTTCTTCGCTCTCTGCAGAAGGATAATCAAAAAACTCCTGTCTTTCATCAAAGCCTGTATAATATTGTGTATTTGAAACCTCGCCATTTTCATCAATATACAAGTGCTTAATCATTCTATTCTGGAGTTCTCCAGAGCCACCACAAATAAGATGATTGATTCCCATTCCATCATTAGTGAAGCTCATTGGAATGCCATTATCTTCATTAAAGGTTCCACTCACTACTTGAGCAGCAACAGCGGAAGCTTCAACAATTATTGGCTGGCCACTTGTAACCTTTTTACCTTCTATTTTTAAGCGATAGCCTTCTGATTCCAACATTCCTTCAATTCCATCAAGCATATTGATATATAAAGGAAATTGATAATTTGAAAGCGTTAAGCCAGAATCCTCTGAAGATACTGTGAAAAAATCTCCCAAAACTCCATTAAGCAAGGAAGCAATCACTGCATTTGCTTCGCCAGATACAATTTTATAATCCTCTCCTGCATCTGGCATTATGATCCATTTAGAAAGCAACCCTCTCCAGGTATATCCTTTTAAAACCGAATAATCCTGAGTTGTTCTGCTTTTATCGTATTCAATTACTCCACCGAGCTCGGTACCTGGAAAATAAAATCCGCCTGGATTTATATCCTGCAGAGTGGCATTAGTTAATTCAAAATCATTGGTGGCCTTCTCAGCTGAACCAATCTCAATATCAATATCAACATCAACCTCTCCGAGCTCTTTTAATTCGGAATCGAGTATGATCAATTTGGCGCGCTCCTTTCCTGGAAGATGGTTAGATCGATGCCATAGTTTCGCTCATAGTTTAAAACAACATTTCCAGAAGGAATTTTTGTAAATAATAAACTTGATGGATCACGATAATTGAAAACATTTGTTTCTGTTCCATTTGCACTTCTTATGTAACAGCGTTTTGACATAGGAACTGAATCGCGTGTATCAATTACCATATATTGGCCATTTCTCAGTGAATGATTCACTTTATATAAATGCCCTGAAATATTGAATTGCACTACAGTTGCAGGCCCATAAATAACAGCTTTAAAATCAGAATCCAAAGCAGAGTCAACCTTTATTGCAACAGCTTCCTTTGCGTATGGATAAGCATATTCATAACCATAAACAAACTCACGCTCTGCAGGATAGCCCTTGACATTTTCAGGTAATCCAGAAGTTGAAGCTTCTGATGGTCTGATAATAAGTGTTTGCTCCAAAATCCAAAATGGAAAAGCTGCATAAAATGTACCACTTATTTCCGTCCAAACCATTCCAGAATCAATTGGCTTTGTATCATGTTTAATAAAATAAACATCGATATATTGCTCATCCCAAAAAAGCCTTCCAGGACTCATTTTAGAAATATCTCTTTCAGTTTCGAAAATGAAAGAATTAATCTTATTTTTTCTTCCTGTAGGATCTCCTTTTAATCTAAAAGAGCAAGCAAATTTCTGAGCATCTTTTGTAAAACGATTTATCACTGTTCCAAACTGCTTTGAAATAGTTTCAGGCTCCCAAGATACATCATGGAAATCGGCTTTATAAAGTTTTGGACAATCGAAGCTTTTCAGGTCAAACTCAACCCCTTGGCTTGAAACATACTTAATATTAGGCATTTAATGAAACCCCCATTCCTCTCAAGCTTCTTGCGAACTCTCTTTCGCCAATAGCCAGAGAAAGATTTGCATCTGAAGCTCCAGCTCTAACGGCATCATATACTTCAGCCACATCAATTGGATTAGCAAGAACAGTAACATCCTGAGCAACATCGGTAATAGCATCTTTAACTAAAAATCTAGCTGCTTCAATTCCATCTGCATATTGCTGCATCATGTGCCTTGGCCATTCATTAAATTGATGAAGAGGGCCCTCTTTTGGCAAGCTGAAGCCTAAAATAGATTTCACAGTATCGGCAATGCTTGTAACTGCTTCCTTTACAGCTTCAAATTTTGCCTTGATTCCATCGATGAAATTCTGAATCATATCCTTGCCCCATTGGATTGCCTGGTTCTTTATATCAATGAATTTCTCTTTGATTTTGGTTCCAAGCTCTGCAATGTTTGTAACGATTTTGGCAGCTCCATTTCTCACTGTATCTTTGAGATTAGTCCATGCATTGCTCAGAATCTTTCCAATTTCTTCCCACTTTGCAACGAACATTTCACGAAGCTTTGCAAAGTGCTCTGTGAAAAATGTGGCTATCGATGAAACAATCTCCGAAATTGAAGTTGTGAAAGCTGTCCATTTTTCAGTAATCCAATCAGTAATTTCGCCCCAATTCTTTACAATGAGAATAATTCCTGCAATAGCAGCTCCAACTCCTATAATTACAGGAAGGAATGGCAATAATGCAGCAACTACTCCTGCAATAGCTGGAATCACTGTTCCTGTGATTATTGCTCCAACTGTCGAAACAACTGAGATAATAGTTGGCACGAATGAAATTAGTTTGCCAATATGAGTAAGAACCCCAGCAATTCCTGATCCAACTTTTCCAATGACTACAAGAGCAGGGCCAATTGCAGCAACTACTCCTGCAATTTTAATAATGTTCTGCTGCTGCTCTTCATCCAGGCTGTTCCATGCATCAGTTGCTTTTTGGATTGCCTGGCTCATCTTTTCCATTACTTCAGCAATCAAAGGAGCTGCTGAATTTACCAAATCAGCTCCAAGAAGCTTCACTTGATTCATATTCACTTGGAACTGATCAAGTGGATCCATAGTTGCATCAAAAGTATTAGTTACAGAATTGCCAAAATCAGCAATTGAATTGCTCGCCTGATCAAAAGAAATTCTTCCTTCTTTTACAGCTTTAGCAAGCGCAGGGCCTGCTTTGTTTCCAAACAATTCAATTGCCGCTTGATATGCTTCTGTATCAGAATCAGCTGCTTGCATTGTTGCCTGAAGCTCTGCAATAGCTTCATCCATGGTTTTTCCGTCATTTGTCGCGTTAGTGAATGCCTTTTTTAATCCGCTCATGGCTGCAGATGCATCAACACCGCTCTTTTCGAGCTCAGAAATAAATCCTGCAGCTGAATTGATATCAAATCCCATCTCTGTTAAGGCAGATGCATTTGCAAGAAGGCTAGAAGCCAAAGTGTCCATTGAAACACCTGTGTTTTGGCCTGCCTTGTTCATAATATCCAATACATTGCCAGCTTCTGAAGCATCAATTCCAAAAGCTGCCATTGCAGCCTGAACGTTATCGATTGAAGATGAAACATCGGTTCCATTTAACTTCGCAAATTCAATGAATTTAGTTGATAAGCTTTCAAGCTCATCGCCCTCAAGTCCGAATCTGGTATTTACTTCGCCAACAGCATTTCCAATCTCATCAAATGAAGCTGGAATTGTTTTGGCTATATTGTTTGATACCTTTTCGAGCTCTGCAAGCTGCTCTCCTGTGGCTCCTGTCTTTGCAATAATGGTATCAAGGCCAGAATCAACCTCTCCCCATGCCTTTGTAGCTGCAGCTCCAACTGCTATAATTGGCCCTGTTAAACTAACAGTTAAATTTTCGCCTAGTTTCGTAACCTTTTCGCTAGTGGCTGAAATTTTGTTTCCAATTTCTTCAAACTCAGCTCCAACAGCTCCCCAGGTTCCGCCATTAGCCTCAAGTGCGTTTGTTGTATTAGCAATAGCTGCCTGCAGGTTTTCATATTGCGTTTTAAGGCGCAAAACTTGTGCAGAATCTTCGCCATATTTCTCAGTTGTTTTTGCAATCTGTTCTTCAAGAAGCTTCGATTGATTTCTCTGAGCCTCAAGTTGCTGCTGAAGAGCTTTTGATTCTGTGATTGATTTCTTAAAAGCCGAAACTCCAGAACCCATCTCCGCAGCTAATCTTTTAACTTGAGCCTGATACAGCTTTGTTTGAGCTGTAGCCTTGCTCATGTTTTCGGTATATTGAGGCGCGCCTTCTAATTCAAGTTTTACACCAATTGTAGCCATAAGAATCTCCTTTACTTTAGAGCCAGAAAATCAAACAAATCCATCTCTTTTCTTGGTGGCTTTTGTTTGCAGTTGCCATTTTCAATGGCCCTGCAATTTACTAGATCAATAAACTCTCCCCATCTAGTGTTTAATGTTTCTTCACGGCTCATATTTAATTGATGGCCGAAGTAGATGAGCCAGGAATCGTTGATATAGATTCTTCCATTACTTCCTCGGCCTCTTCTTTTTTTATTGGTTCAGTTTCAACTGTAACCTCTCCATCCTTTTTGAATGCAGAAAAAGCTTTGATTGATAATGCTGCAAGCTCCTCTTCATTTAAGAGATTTTCAAGCATTTCTTCAGTTACTTCTGTGCATTCATGTTCAGGATTTAAAAATTTTTCAGAACGATCAAAAGCTTTGTGCATGATAATAATGCAATTAATCATCGCGCCAAACTGTTCATCGGTATTGTCATTGGTTAATAATTGATCAAAATTTTTGATATTGCCCCCAGGGCAGAGTTTCGCAAGCTGTCTTTCAGCCCAAACGGTACGCGCAAACCCTATCTGCTTTAATTCTTCAGCATTTAGCATTTTCATCTCTCCTCATTTGAAAAAAGGATGCAGAGATTTCTCCCTGCATCCTCTAAATATTGTTATGAAGTTACAATTGGAGTATTAATTCCAAGAGCAGCACGAATCTTGTTTTCAGCTGCAGCTTCTGAAGAAAGCTCTCCGCCAACACGATTCCAGCAATGATTTGCTGTATCGTCTTTGAGGATATTGAAAACAAGCTCCTGAGTCTGGAAATCTACTTCTTCGCCCTGTGTTTCAGCAGAACGTTCAATCTGATTGAATGTTCCTTTAGGGAAAACAACAGGTGTGTAATATGTTACATTGTCGCTCATGTAACGGATAACAAATCCGATTCCGCAGAATGGCTTCTGCTGTGTATCGTCATAATTAATCCATCCATCAGCATCAGCTGTAGATAAGCCCTGGATAAGCTTCTCAGCATCCTGAAGCAAGCCATCAACTGTAAGAG